AACTTGACATGGCGAAGGTCGCCTGTTTCGCCGCAGTTTTCAGCCCTTCTTGGTCAGCGATACCACGTTGTTCGGGTACATTGTACCCGAGGCGGGTACTGTACCCGTCAGCGCCCCGTCGATCGCTCGCGCCAGCTCGGCGTCGTCTTCCGGCATGGCGTGGCCATAGACCCCGAGCGTGATCGCCATGTTCGCGTGGCCCAGGCGGTGGGACACGGCATTGGGGGACATGCGCGATCGAAGGAGCCGTGTCGCGTGGGTGTGACGCAGCGAATGCAGCGACGCCCCCGTGAGCTTCAACTCGCCGAAGAGTTCCCCAATCTGCACCGTCAAGCCACCGGGCGTCCGCGCTTCGCCCGAAGCGGCGGGGAACACCGGCCCATCGCCTTCGGCCGGCGCCCGATCGATGCACTCGCGCAGGATCGACGGCGGCAGGGCCACGACACGGCGCGACGTCCGGGTCTTTGGCTCCTTGGTGATGACGCCGCCCTCGACGACGGCGACGACACGCCGAACCGTCGCAGTGCCGGCGTGCAGGTCGATATCGGACCAGCGCAGGCCGCAGAGCTCGCCCCGGCGAAAGCCGGTCCCAATGGCGAACCGGATCAGGAACCCAATCGCAGGGTTCCCCTCGACGTGCGCCAGCAGGCGCGCGGTCTCCTGATCCGAGAGGGCCCGGCCCTGGCCGCCGCGCCCCTTGGGGGCCCGCACCGACACGGTGGGATCATCGATCAACAGCCCGTCGTCCTTCGCCTTGGCGAATGCCATGCGCAGGATCGAATGGGCGTTCTTGATCGTCTGCCGGCCGACGCCGGCCGTGATCGCCTTGACGTAGCCCTCTTCGATCGTGCGACGCGTCAGAACGGTGATCGGCACATCGCCGAGCGCCCGCACCAGCATGGCGGAGAGCTGCTTGTAGGAGAGCGCCGTAGTCGCCTGGATCCGCCCCATTGCCAGCGACCATTCGGCGAACTTGGCGAGATGGGTCGACAGGGTGTCGGTCGGTTTTTCGGCGATGCGGCCGCTCGCCAATTCCCTCTCGAGCCGGAGCCGCTCGATCTCGGCTTCGGCCTCGGTGCCCTTGAAGGAGACGTAGCGGAACCGCCGCGGCGTCCCGGGCAACTCGATGCGCAAGCGCCAGCTCTTGCCGCGCAGCAGCTTGGTGACCTTCATAGGGTTCTCTCCCGGGGATCGGTGTCGGCCTTCTTTTGGTTGCAACGCCAACAGATGAGCCGAAGGTTCGTCCTGGCGTTCGCCCCTCCCTTCGATCGGGGGATGATGTGGTCGAACGTTGGCTCTCTAGGATGGGGCCGCCGGCCTATCGCGGGATGCGTACGGGGATCATTCGGATCGAGCATGGCCTCCCCACAATCCGGGCATGCGCCGTTCAACTGATCGAACATCTCCCTGCGCCACTTGTCACGCCGCTTACGGGGCTTCCCTGTCAGTGTGCCCATGTTGCGCTCCACTCAACGATGGGGGAACCGGCCCGAAACCGTCGTAAGTCTTCCGCTGGCCGCCACGGCGCGGCCCTTCGACGTCGAGCAGCTCCTCGGGGAACACCCCACCGAGCTCTTCGATCTTCGCACGGACCCACCCGACCGGAACGCGCTTGACCGTTCCGATCTTCACCGTCGGCATGTCGCCGCGCTCGGCCGCTGAGTAGGCGGAGCGGCGGGAGATGCCCAAGAGCCCGGCGGCTTCGGTGATCGTGAGGGCATTGCGACGGATGCCGGTCATGGGGCGGTCTCCTTGAAAAAATCGTCATTTTGTGCACTTGATGCACGCATGTCTAAGAACGTGACCATTCCCGATCTCGTCGGAAATTGGTCCTGGGTCCCCAGGGCTCTTTCCGAGCGCGACCGCTCACAGGCCGATCTCGCGGCGGCGTGGGGCGTCGACAAGGCGTCGGTCACCCGGTTCGTTCGGGGGCGTGAGAGTGAGGATCCCCGGATTTCCCGGTTGCTCGTCCTCGCCCGGATGCTCGGGCTCTCGGTCGACGAGATCCTGTTGCGGGCGGGGATCGTGTCTCGCGGGGAGGGCGGCGCGGTCGTTGTTCCCGCCGCAACCACCCGACGCCCGGCGCTTCCCGGGAGACCTGCCGTCGAGATGGCGCAGCTCGCCGACGGCCGCGTCCGGCTCACGCTCTCCGCCGTCGTCACGCCGCTCCGTGCCGCGGAGCTCGTGACGCTGGCGTCGTCGGATCCCACACGGGGCGGGTGATGGCGTCGAACGAGACGCCGTCGGCCTGCAGGTCCTGCCAGGACACCGAAGGCACCGTGGTGCCGTGGGAACCGAGCAGACGGATGAACCCCGAGCCCCAGGCGGCGAACACGTCGTGCCCGCGCCGGAAGACCTTCGCCTGCCGATAGACCCCGCGCGCCCGCAGGATCACGACAGCGTCGTCGATGACGTGGAACAGTTCGATCGGCAGCACGGGCGTCACTCCTTGATGAAGTCGGCCTTGAGCGCGTCCTCGTAGAGCGCGAGCAGGGCGTCACGCGTTTCGCGTTCCTCGCGGTCCTGCCGGCGCCGGCGGACCATCTGCCGCATGATCTGGACGTCATAGCCGTGGGCCTTCGCCTCCGCGTAGACGTCCTTGATGTCGTCGGCGACCGTCCGCTTCTCTTCCTCGAGCCGCTCCACGCGCTCGATGAAGCCCTTGAGCTGGTTGCGGTCGACGCGCAGAGAATTGTCACCGATGGTAGCGGTCATGTTGATCTCTCCCGGTAAGGGAGGGCGCGGCGAACCGCGCCCGCCGTGCTCAGTCCATGAACTCGTTCTCGTCGATCGGCGCGAGCGGCTTGAACGCCTGGGCGGCCGCCATCCGACCGCCGCCGCCGAGCTTCTTGCCGCCGCGCACGAGCTGGACGTTGTCGAGCTTGAACGACACGCCGAAGCCGTCCTCGCGGTCGTAGGCCTGGGCACAGCCCTGGGCGATCACCACGACGCCGGAATAGATCTCGTTCGCCGGGACGATCTCGTAGCGATCCGTCTTCTCGTCGACGAGCGTCTTGCCGTTGGTGTCGACGATGGGGCGGACCTGCCGGTCGACGAGGTTCGGCGCCTTGGACGTGATCATGACCCAGGTGGTCTGACCCGCTTCGAAGCCGGCGTAGAGCTTGCCCTCACGATCGACGATGCTGCCGCCGTCCTTGATCGGGTTCTTGAACTTCGGGTGCCGCAGCATCTGCTCGGCCTTGTTGCCCCAGAGCTTCTCGGCGGCTTCCTTGACGGCGGCGTCGAGCACGGCGCGATTGGCGCCCTTGGGGTCGATCGCCGTGAACTTCCACTTCTTGGAGCCCGACTTCTGGTCGACGACAGGATCGTCGGGCGTGAGGTGGACGAAGCCGGTCCCGACTTCGGAGGTGACGAAGGGCTTGGAATATTCGTAGCGATCAGCCATGGGAGACCTCTTGTCCGTCTTGCGTTTCGTCGAGGTTGGTGAACACGGCCTTCGGACCCGTCAGGATCGCGCGGCGACCGTCGGTGTCGGGGACGAGGGAGCGCCCCGAGCTCTCTTCCACGACGAGACCGGTCGTCTCGTCGTAGAGTTCCTTGCGCGCGGCTTCCTCGCGCGCCTTCTTCGTCTTGCCCGGCATCTCGTCGGCGAGGATCGCGCGGATCTGCGCCGGAGAGCGCAATTCGGGCTCGGTCATGATCTTGGCCCGCGGCAGTCCGTGGACGAGCTCGAGCACGCCGGCCGCGTACTCCGCATCCTTCCACTTCGCCGTGGCCCGCTTCGCCACCAGCTTGAACCCGGGGAGCTTCACCCCACGTTCCGCTTCCGAGTGGGCAAAGGCCTTGACCGCCTTGATCCGGTCCTCGATCGCATCGGCGGCGGCCAGTTCTTCCGCCAGCGCGAGCAGGTCGTAACCCTCGGCGAGCTGCGCCCCGGGGCGGCTCTTGGGGGCGCCGGCCGCACGAGCGGCGGGGCATATCGCGTTGGCCGGGCACCACCGGCACCAGCTCCCTGCACGCAGCCGCACGTCGCCTTCCGCCGCGCGCCGCGTCTCTTCTATCGCCGCGATCACCCGATCTTCCCAATCGAGCATGTCGACCGCTTCGATCACGAATTCACGGATCGTTCCGACGGCGTGGAAGGCCCGGGGCTGCACGATGACGAAGCGGACCGAGGAGAACCCTCGGTTGCCCAGGGCCTTCGCCTTCATGATCGCGTAGATCAGGCCCTGCAGATTGCCCTCGGCGTCGACGGCCACGCCGGCGCCGTGCTTGTAGTCGGCCACGAGAAGCTCACCGGTCGACGGGCGATAGCGCGAAAAATCGCACGTCCCCCAGCAGTCCTCGGTGAGGCGAAGCTTCTCCTCGATCGTCACCTCGTCGCCGGGTTCGGTCTCGCGCCGGTAGAAGTCGACCGCCTCTTGAATGGCGACGAGATCTTCCTTCTCGAGCTTGACGCCGAACGGAGCGGTCACCGTCGCGGCCACTTCGGCGTTCGGGTTGCGCGGCGTCACCGAGGGATCCGCAAGGTGCTCCGCGCAGTGCTGGAGCACGGCATGCGCCGCCGTGCCCCGCAGCATGTACTCGGTCTCTTCCTTCTCGATCCCACGGGCCATTTCCGGCTGACCGGAGCAGTTGACCCACATGGACGCCGCGGACGGCGCGAGCTTGGCATGGGCCATCACGCGGCCCCCTTCGTGCGCAGCTTCTCGATCATCTTGTCGACGGCGTCGCCGGCCTTCTCCCGACAGAGGCCCAGGAAGGCGTCGAAGAGCTGCGGCGGGATGAACTTGATGTGGACCATCTCGGCCTTCACACCGTTCGACGCGAGGAACTCGCCGATCAGATCGCGGGCGCCGTCCTGGCCCATCGCGCCCATGATGGCCGTCGTCGCCGGCCGGATCTCTTCGGCGTAGCGGCGCTCGGCCTCTTCCTTGGAAATGGCCGGCGCGGCGCCCTTGGGGGCTTCGGCCTTGGGGGCTTCGGCCTTGGGGGCGTCGTCGATCGAGGGCTCTTCCGCCGGGGCCGGCGCTTCCTCGGCGGCCGCTTCGACTTCGGCCGCGAACGACGCGGCGACGCCGGCCGTCTCCTCGGTCGCCTTCTCGTCGGCCGGGGTCTCGCTCTTGGGGGTGCGCCGCGTGCGCCGGGTCGTGGGCGCCTCGGGGGCCAGGGTCGTCTTCGCAACGGCATCACCGGCCGTTTCGAGCGCCTGCGCGCTCTCCTTCACCACTTCGTCCACGGTCGGAACTGGGGAGAAGCGGCGCACGTTCACGGCGCTGCCGAGCTGGCTGATGCCGGCGAGGGCTTCGGCCATCGTGTCGAATTCCATGTGCACGGAGATGCGTCCTGCCATCGTCCTGTCCTCCTGATTTGTTTCGATCGTAGATAAGTGTTTCGGAAATCGCAACACTCAATTCATAAAATTTCAGCTATCATGCGCGATTTTCGTTGAACGACGCGCGCCAGGATCCCGTCGACCGAGTTGGGGAAAACGAGGTCGTGCAACGCCACCGGCCGCGTCTGGTTCCACCCCTGCACACGCATCGCCGCCTGGGCGTTGTTGTCGGGCACCCAATCCAGTTCGGCGAACGCCAATTCGCACGCGGCGGACAGGTCGACGGCGGTGCGGCCCATCTGGTCCTGCACGATGATCACCCGATCGCGTGCGTCGCGCTGGAAAGCGTCGATCGCCGCCTGCCGAGCGCGGCGGCGCAATGACCCGTGCAGCGCCAGCGACCCCAAGGGGGCGAGCTCGGCGCGCAACAGCTCGATGATCCGGGTGTGGTGGGCGAAGATCACGAGCTTGTCGGTCTCCTCGAGGCGCGCTCGCGCCCATGCGGCGATCGGGCGCACCTTGGCGAACGACGTCGCCCACCGCAGACGGGTGACGCCTTCGTCTCTGGCGAGCACGGCCGGGTCGATGTCGTCGCCCGCCATGAGCGCCCGCACGAGCTTGCGCGCGGCCGGTGTCGGGGGATTGTTCTCGAGATCGAGGAACGCCTGCCAATCCGCCGGATCGACCAGCGATCGATCGAGTTCGTGGGTCTGCCACGTCGGGCGCGGCCGGTCGGGGTGAAGCTCGTAGAAGGTACGCCGCAGCATCACCGACGCGAGCATCTCGCGCAGCTCGGGGACGTTCCGCGCGCCTTTCACCACCGGCCCGTGGTCACCCATGAACCATTCGCAATAGCGATCGAGGAAGTCCCGGTAGGTGCCCGAGAACGCGCCCACCGTCACGAGCATCACCCACAGCTCGGCCGGATGGTTGAGCAGGGGGGTGCCGGTCAGAAACCAGATGCGCGCCGCGCGCGAGGCGAAGCCCTCGGCGGAGCACACCATGGCGGTGCGCTTGCTGGCGGGATCCTTGAGGTATTGGGGCTCGTCGACGATCAGCAGGTCCCACCGGTGGCGCATCACCCGGGCGAAGAGCCCGGCGGTTCGGGCACCGTCCATCGAAACGATGGTGACCCCGCTCGGCTCGATCGGGTCCGACGCTTCTTCGACCACGGCCACGGGGCGGCCCAGGAGCGACCACCGGTCGAACTCGCGCGCCCAATGATCACGGGCGATCGCCGGGCAGACGACGAGCACGTTCCGAGCGCCGACGAGATCCGCCGCATAGATCGACTGAGGTGTTTTCCCCACCCTCATGCCGTCGCCGAGGATGGCGCGCCGGCGGCCCGCAAGCCACCGGCCGCCGAACTCCTGCGCCGGGTCGAGGTGAGGGATCACTTCGGCTCGCCCATCGCCCCGCCGCACGCCGCATAGCCTGCGACGTCGACCCAACTGTCCCGGTGGCCCGGGCTGTTCTCGAGCCGCGCCAACTTCACGTCGACCATCATCATGGCGACGTCGTGCACGTCGAACGCCACGGACTGGCCGTACCGATTGACCATGTGCGTCCGCCACCGCGCCGCGATGCGCTCGAAATTGTCCTCGGGGCGGCCGTAGTTGAGGCCCCGATCCCCAACGGCCCGGATCGCTTCCTCGAGGAGGGCGACCTTGGGGTTCGGCGCGCTCGGGTCCGGAGCCTGCGGGGCGGTGTCGGAGGATCTCGGCGCGAATTGGCCATATCCGATGCACATCTTGGGTGCGTCGCAGATACCGCCCCTGAAGGGGCCCGGAAGGGCTCGATGCCATTTGCAATCGTCGCACCGGCTCATGATCACCTCACATGAAATCGAAGTAAGGGCCGACCGGGCGCACCTCGATGACGAGGCGAGGCCGATCCGAATAGAGCTTGATCACGCGGCCGTCGACGATCTGCTTGTCGTCGACCCACACGATCGTATTGAGCCCGTCGATCGTCTTGGCGAGATTGTCGAAGTCGGGCTTCACCGTCGGCCGCAGCTCGTGCCGAAGGGCGGCCTCGCGCTTCTTCTTCGACCAGGATGCCGGGATCTCGAGATAGGCGAAGATCAGCAGTTCGATCGCCTCGTCGATCGGCGCGCGGCCGTCCATGACCTTCTCGCCGGCGAACCGGAGCGCCTGTTGATAGTCGCGGGTGGCCGAGGGGAGGATCATCCGCGAGATGCCGCCGGCATTCACCGGGCGCCCGCGGCCCTTGCCGCGCGGCGCGCCGGGCAGCGTGATGACGATGGGTCCGAACGTCATGGCGCCCAATCCTCCGCCGTCAACGCGATATCGAGGAACTCGGCGGCTTCCTTGACCCGAGGGATCACGGCCGGCGGGATGTAGCCGCCCGTGCCGCCCCGCTCCGGCGGGTAGGTCCACTTGTAGATGCGCTGCGGCCGACTGCCGATCGCTCTCGCGAGTGCCGGCACCCCGCCGAACTTCGTGATGATCCGAGAAGCCTGTGTCGATGACATTGCCGATACCTGTTTCGAATTTCGAACTATTCTTTAGGGATTTTTCAACCATAGTCAACATACCCCCTCTCGAAATCCGCGCACATTTCGTGTATGGAAACACGTACAACAGGAGCGCGGCACATGACGTTCAATTCGAAATGGTTCCATGATCGGATCACCGACCTGGGGCTCTCACAACGGGCCTTCGCCCGAAAAATCGGCATGTCCGCCAGCACGTTCAACAAACTCGTGAACGGCTCTCGGGACATGACCCTGGAAGACGCGGCGATGTTCGCCGCGCAATTCGGCGTATCGGTCGAAGACGTGATGCGGCAGGCCGGCGCCCGGCCGCCCGGCGGCCCCACCTCCGTGCCTCTCGTCGCGACACTGACCCACCAACTCGATCTCGTTCCCGTTTCGGAACCGCGCCGCATCGACATGCCCGCGGCAACGACGATTTCCGGCCACCTGATCGCCGCGCGTTGTGAAGATGCGTCGTCTATTTACTACGGGTACACCATATTCTTCGAACGTAGTGAAGGCGTGGCGTTCGAAGCCGTCGGGAGAATGTCCGTAGTGACGCTCAAGGATGGTTCGGAACACGTTCGGTTTCTTCGTAACGGATTGGCCCCGGGAAAGTTTGTACTTATGGACATGGGCGGAAGGCCCGAGGAAAGTGCAGAAGTAATCGCCGCAACTCCGGTTTTTCTAGCTAAACCCTAGATTTTCATCGCGTCAACTTCCGATGCGCCGTCATGGGTGACAGAGGGTTAATCCCTCTTGCGCGAACATTTCGGTGCACGTAGTGTTTCGAAAATCGAGACATCGAGGCGACACATGCTCCACGCTCATGGCGATTTCGAAACGCGCAGTCCGACGGAAATCCTGAGCGCCGGCGCCCACGCCTATTCGAAGGACCCGCGTACCGAACCGCTCTGTTTCGCCTGGGCGATCGGGGACGAGGACCCAATCCCGTGGACCCCCGACCGGCCCGGCCCGATCGATCGGCTCTTCGAGCACCTCGCCGCGGGCGGTCTCTTCTTCGCCCACAACGCCGCCTTCGAGCGGGCGATCTGGGCGAACGTGATGGTGCCCCGCTTCGGCTGGCCGGCGCTGCCGTTGCCCCAGGTGCGATGCACGATGGCGATGGCCTACGCGATGGCGCTCCCGCCGAGCCTCGACGGCGCGGCCTCGGCCCTGGGGCTCGCGGTGCAGAAGGACACCGAGGGCAACAAGCTGATGAAGCGGATGGCGAAGCCCCGCCGCATCCGCGACGACGGCACCATCGAATGGTGGGACGACGAGGCGATGCGGGCGCGACTGCTCGCCTATTGCCTGCAGGACGTCCGCGTCGGGCGCGAGCTCGAAAAGCTCCTCTTCCCCCTGTCCGACTTCGAGCAGGAGATCTGGGAACTCGACCAGCAGATCAACGACCGCGGCGTGCCGATCGATCTGCCGGCGGTTCGCGGCGCGATCGACGTCGTCGACGCCGCGATCCAGCGCCTCGACGCGCGCATGCGGGAGGTGACCGGGGGGTGGGTGAATGCTTGCTCCAAGGTGGTCGAGCTCAAGGACTGGATCGACCTTCGCGGCGTCCGCGTGACGAGCCTCGACAAGACCGCGCTCGCCGAGCTGCTCGCGCGCGACGATCTTCCCCCCGACGTCCGTGCGGCGCTACGGCTGCGGCAAGACGCCGCGAAGAGCTCGACCGCGAAGCTTCGGGCGATGGTGGCGAGCGTCTGCCCCGACGGCCGCGCCCGGGGCCTGCACCAGTACCACGGCGCTGCGACGGGCCGTTGGGCCGGGCGCCGCATCCAGACGCAGAATTTCCCGCGCCCCCACCTCAAGCAGCGGGAGATCGAGGAGATCCTCGACGTCTGCGCCGAGCCGGCTCCGGACTGCGCCCCCGTCGACACGATCGACATGCTCTATGGCGCGCCCCTCGACATGATCTCGTCGAGCCTGCGCGGATGCCTCGCGGCCCCCAAGGGGCGCACCTTCATCTGCGCCGACTTCGCCGGCATCGAAAGCCGAGGCCTCGCCTTCCTCGCCGGCGAGGCATGGAAGCTCGACGTGTTCCGCGACTACGACACCATTCTGGGGCACAAGCCCAACGGCGACCCGATCCGGAAGGGTCCCGACAACTACATCGCCGCCTATTCGAACTCGTTCGGCATTCCCGTCGAAGAGGTGACGAAGGATCAACGCCAGATCGGCAAGGTCGAAGAGCTGGCACTCGGCTACGAGGGGTCCCTCGGCGCGTTCCAACAGATGGCCGCCGGCTATGGGGTTCGTCTCCCCGACAAGCAGGTGCGTGCGATCGTCAAGGCATGGCGCGCCGCGCATCCGGCGACCGTCGCGCACTGGCGCGCCTGCGAAGAGGCCGCGATCTCCGCCGTCATGAACCCCGGAACGCCCTTCAAGGCCGGTGCACCCGGCGTCGAGGTCCGCTACCTCTTCAAGGGGTCGATCCTGTTGTGCCGGCTCCCGAGCGGCCGACGTCTCTCCTACCCGTTCCCGCACCTCGAGCCCTACGTGTGGGTGAAAAAGGCCAAGTCGGTGAAGGACGAAGCGACCGGCGAGATCGAATTCGAGCAGGAGAACCGCCGGATCCCGATCAAGAAGCTCGACGCCGCGTTGCGCTCCGGTTGGCAGCAGAACGGCAACCCCTCACACGGGCTGCACTATCGCTACCTCGACGGCATGACGAACCAGTGGGTGGACGGTCCGACCTACGGCGGATCCCTGGTCGAGAACATCACGCAGGCGGCCTGCCGCGATCTGCTCGCGTCCGCGATGCTTCGACTTTCGAAGCGCGGATTTGAAATCGTGATGCACGTGCACGACGAAGTGGTCGCGGAGATCGGCGAGATCGACGACCCGGCCGACCGCGAAAGGTGCCTGACCGAATTCTGCTCGATCATGACCGAGGCGCCAGAGTGGGCGGCCGGCTTCCCGATCGCCGCCGAGGGCTGGATCGGCCGGAGGTATCGCAAGTGACAACCGACACTTCATCCGCGCTGCGGTTCCTCGAGGAACTGCCGCACGAGACCGTCAACCTCGTCGCCCTCGAACCGGACGGGGAGGGCATTCACGCGGTGACGGCCCCCAGGGGTGACGCGCGCATCGCCGAGTTCGTCGACCGTCACGAGGGCCGGTGGAACCTCTACTGGTCGATCGGGGAACCGCGGCCCGACGCGCCGTCGTCGAAGCTCCGGAAGACCGACATCGCTCGCATCCACTTCGTCGCCGCCGATCTCGACGCCGGCAAGGGCGAGGATTTCGAGACCGGGCGGCGCCGGCTGCAGCAGGAGATCACGGGGCTGCTCGCCCATCCGATCGCGCCGCCGACGTTCGTGATCGACAGCGGCGGCGGATATCAGCCGTTCTGGCGCCTCGCCGAACCGCTGCCGGCGACGACGGAGACGATGGGCGCGATCGAAGCGCAGGGGCGGGGGATCGCCGCCGTGCTCGGCGGTGACGCCACTTTCGACGTCAACCGGATCATGCGCCTGCCCGGGACGACGAACGTCCCCGATGCGAAGAAGCGCGCCAGGGGGCGCGGCGAGGCGCTGGCGGCCGTCTGGGCTCGCACCGGTGTCGATGCCTCCCCCGATGATCTGGCGGCCGCCTGGGCGCCCCTGGCGCGGCGCGACAAGGGCACCCCGACGGAAGCCGACGCGCTCGGCCTCGATCTCGCGGCCGTGCGAGAGTTCGACCGCTTCGACGATCTACCGGAGGCGCTGCGTCGGGAATTCGACGCCCTGCGCCGGCGCCGCCCCGACTTCGCCGATCTGTGGGACACCGGCGTTTCGCCGGGCGTCGAAGATCAATCCCGATCGGGCCAGCTCTACCGCCTCGCCGGCGTCTTGAAGGGCAACGGGTGGGACGTCAACGACTACGGCCGCCTCGCCTGGGTGTGGTCACACGGATACGGCCCCGATTGGGCAACCCGCGAAGACTGGCGCATCGCGCGAGACCTGGCGCGCGCCTGGGGCAACTGGACCGGCGCCGAGGCGGCGCTGCGCGGCGCGCCGCTGCCGTCCGAAGTGTTTTCCGTGCTGCCGCCCGAGGAAGCGCCCTCGGCCGCCTGGGCGGCGCGGCGCGGCCCCTTCGTGCAACCCTTCGTGCTCGGCGATCCGAAGGCGATCCCGCCCCGTGATTGGCTCTACGGCGACCGCTACATTCGCGGCTACGTCGCCGCCACCATCGCCCCCGGCGGCCTTGGCAAATCGTCGCTGGTCATGGTCGAGGCGCTGGCGATGGCGACCGGCCGGGATCTCCTGGGGGCGGCCCCCAAGGGGCGCAGCCGGGTGCTCTACCTCAACGGTGAGGACCCGGCCGACGAGACCATCCGCCGTTTCACGGCCGCCTGTCTGCACTATGGGATCGACCAGAGCGAACTCGACGGCTACCTGTTCTTCGGCTCCGGCCGCGACTACCGGCTGACGCTGATGCGGCAGACCGGCGCCGGGCTCGCGGTCGTGCAAGAAGACGTCGACCTGCTTCGCCGGAAGCTCGAGGAGCTCGAGATCGATCTCGCGATCTTCGATCCCCTGGTGTCGATGCACGAGGTCCCCGAGAACGACAACGGCGCCGTGAACGCGGTGTGCCAGCTCCTCGGCGAGATCGCCACCGAACACGAATGCGCCATCGGGCTCGTGCACCACGTCCGCAAGGGCGCGGCCGGCGTGCAGGTCGAGACGCGGGTGGAAGATGCGCGCGGCGCCGGCGCGCTGCTCGCCGCGACCCGCGTCGCCCACGTCGCCAACGTCATGACGCAGGTCGAAGCCGACAAGCTCGGCATCCCTCCCGGCTGGCGCCGCCGGCACTTCCGGATCGACAGCGGCAAGGCGAACATGTCGCCGCCGGCAGAAGTGGCGACGTGGTACAAGCTGCACTCGGTCGATCTCGGCCAGGGCGACAGCGTCGGCGTCGTCGGTCCCTGGACACCCCCGGTGATGCGGGTGGGTGTCTCGGACGCGCAGGCGGCGCACATGCTCGACGCGATCGAGGGGGGCATGAACCGGGAGCACAAGGGCGCCCGGTGGGCCGTCCGGGCGATCGCCGAGGCGATGGGTATCGACGAAGCCGACCCCCAGGAGCTGACCCGGGCCAAAGCGATCTTGCGCGAGCTGATCACCCTGGGGGTCCTGCGCCGGGCCGACGTGCTGGACGACCAGCGGCGGCGGAAGGCCGGCTATGAGGTGGCGCGGCGGCCGGACGCCGGCGAGCTCGCCTTCGTCAACGGAGAGGGTGAGGCAGAATGAAAAGAGGGGGCGCTAGCCCCCTCAATTCGTTTTCCCGATACTAAGCATTCGGGTTAGTCGCGGTATGCGGTGGCGGACATCAGAGGCAGCCGGCATAGTATTCCGTCCACGCAGCCTCAGTGTTCTTATCATTCTCGATAGCGCATTCTTCGCAGAGATAAGCGCCATCATGGGCCGAATAGGCGGGGGTCTCGTTTGTCAACCATGCCCACGCACCACAACAGTGGCAATACCCCGGGCGCGGGACCTCTCGCATGTAAACGCCGGCCCTGTGCTTTACGCGCCACCATACCCATCGAAAATCAGACATCGCGCGGGTCATGATCTGCCCTCCTCATTCGTCCCGCTCTTCATCTTCGGGCGAAACCCGGACCTTCGAAACCTCGACGCCGGCTTCCGAGAACATGAGCGCGGCCGCCGCGAATTCGACCGCCGGCATGGCAGTGGTCGTCCCTTCGGCCACCACGACGGCGCGGACGCCGGCCTGGATCAGCAGTCGGGCGCACCGGCTGCACGGGTGGTGCGTCACGTAGGCGACGCTGCTCCGGAGCCGGTGGCCGGAACGGGCCGCCAGGGCGACGGCGTTCTCTTCGGCATGGCAGACGAAGAGATCTTTGGCGCGGGGGCGCCCTTCGAACACACCGACCAGAAACCGGCCTTGTCGATCGAGCGATGCCGGTTCCCTGCTGTACCGCAGGGCATCGTCTGCCACGCCGATCGGCGCCCCGTTGAACCCGGCCGACAAGGGCTCCTTGTCCTCGCCGACGATCACGCAGCCGACCTGCGTGTTCGGGTCTTTCGACTTCTTCGCCGTCTCGAAGGCGAGGGCGATCAGGTGTTCATCCCAGGAGCGGATCATCGGGCGGTCTCCTTTCAGTGCAGAAGCGCCCAAACGAGCCAGCCGATCGCCGCCAACAGCGCCGCGACGACGTACCCGAGCAGTTCGAATAGTGCCCCGGCACAGTCGGGGAGAGGGCCGTACGCCTTGTCCATTCTGACGCCGAACAGGCGCCACCCGACGAGCAGAGCGACGGTGAACAGTGCCGGGGCGATCCACCACCCGAGAGTGAAATAGAATGTCATCGTGTAGTCTCCTCAATTTCAGTGTACGCGTCGCGGATCGATATCCGACAAAGGCGACCTCGTCGGCAGTTCCGGAAGAACACGGAAGTTGTACGTGAAGCGCTCGATTTCGCCGCGAAAATCCATGGACCCGTGCGCGTCCGTGAAAACCGCTCTGAGCGATACCCGCGCCCGGACCTGATCGAAAATATTCTGAGCGATGGCCGCGATCTTGGGGGCCACTACTCGCGCCATCTCGGCAGCGATCCGCTCGACGATCATGTCGACGCGCCTGCCCTCGCGCAGAACGGCCGTCGCGCCCTCGTCTCGCGCCGTGGTGACCCGAAGTTGCAGCCGCCGAACCTCGCCGGCGGCCCGATGCAGTGCATCGCTCGCCGCATCGGCGCGGAGCATCTGACGGACCTCGAAGTCGGAAGCGACGCGCCGCCGGCCGCGCTCGTCGGTGAGAACGATCTTGCGGCGGCGATGGGCCGCGCCGGTCCGAACCTTTTCACGGAGCTCACGCATCGGCCCGACCCCCATGAAAAAGCATGCTTTTCATATCGGAGCCCGGGGAAGGGATCCCCCGATCGAGAGCGCTCCTGACGGCCCGCGTGGCGATGTCGATCGCGCGCTCGTCGCCGAAGGCGACACCCGGCCCGTTCATCGCTTCGCGCACCGCCGCCCGGACCACGAGCGGGGGTGCATCCTCGAGCGCGAGGCGGATGGTGTCCGTGATCACCCCACGGCGACGCGTCGCCAGGGCGGACATGTAGGAGCGCGGGAAGCCCTCGCGCCATTCGGACGCCTCGGGATCCCACCACCGGGGCGCCCAATTGAGCCCCCGACGGATCGGCGGCGGGTTCCTGCGCCGCGCTTCGTGAAAGGCACTGGTGATCGTGTGAGCCATGGGGAAACGTCCTTTCGGATTTCTGTGTACGTCCCTGATTTCGAAACGGTCGGCTCACGAAAGAGCGAGCGCGACCATCGCGACGAAGAGGTTGAAGGCGGCGAGCGACGCCATCGCGGCGAGGCTCATGGCGAGATCCCCCAGGATGGGGAACCGGGCGCACGGGAAGAAAGACGGATCACGCGAAACAGGCCTGTCGGGCATTTCGATTTCCTCTCGCCGTCTCTCGTTTCGAACCATATCGAGCATGGCGCTCGGTGGAGCCGGGGCGCGCCCGGCTCGGCGAAGCGTCACAGCCGATAGGGGCGCCGGGGGATCTTGTCCGCGCGGATAGGCATCGCGAGGCAGGAGACATGCGGGCGCCCAGGGAAATTGACCAAGGTGACGTCGTCATCGCCCGTATTGGACATGACCATGGGACTCTCGAGAGCGGTCGCGACGTCGACGAGCACGCGCATCACGAGGTGCGAGAACGCGGCATTCGCTCCGGCGCGCGCCGCCGGCGCCGACGGGTGCACGCGGCGCCAATCGGGAAACGTCCCGTCGACGATGACGCGATGAGCTCGCGCCGTCTCCTCACCGTTGACCTGCACCGTGGCGAGATCGGTCGACGGGTCGACGATGACGCGATGAGCTCGCGCCGTCTCCTCACCGTTGACCTGCACCGTGGCGAGATCGGTCG